TCGTCGTGAAAAGTCACTTGTCCTCACAGATCTTCCCGATAAAATACGGCAGGTGAATACTTGCGAAATTACAAACCGCAAAGAGTATATGGATGCAGAACGCGACCTTATTATGTATCTCCAGAAATACAAGGACGCTGACGACGATAAGATAGCTAAGGCAATGCGCGGCGAAGTGATGGTACGTATCAATATTCTACGGCAGATCTCCGCTCGCGGCAAAGTGCGTGATGTTATTGAATTTGTGAAAGACTTCCGGGAGAATGGGAAGAAGATAATTCTCTTTTGTTCTCTTCATGAAGTAGTAGACCAGCTGAAACATTACTTTCCTACCGCCGTATCGGTTACTGGCAGAGATTCACAGGACGAGAAGCAAAGAGCCGTAGACGCCTTTCAGAACAATCCTAAAGCGGATATTATCATTTGCTCCATAAAGGCTGCCGGGGTCGGTTTAACGCTTACTGCGTCGAGCAATGTCGCCTTTGTTGAGTTTCCTTGGACGTATGCTGACTGCTGTCAATGTGAGGATCGGGCACACCGTATCGGGCAAAAGGATTCTGTTACCTGCTACTATTTCCTTGGCCGTCGAACAATAGATGAAAAAGTTTATCGGATCATTCAGGAGAAGAAGAATATAGCTAATGCTGTAACTGGTTCTACCGAGGATATTGAAGAAAATATTGTCGATATGGTTGCACGTATCTTTGATATAGATTACGACGAAGAAGATATAAATCGAATAGAGTGTAAGATATGAAAGAAGTAGAACTATATAATGACCATTTTCAAAATTACAAAGTGTATGGAATCCCCAAAGCGCAGCTAATCATAGCTGATGTTCCCTACAATCTAGGAAATAATGCCTATGCCTCTAACCCTTCATGGTATATCGACGGAGATAATTCTAATGGAGAAAGCGATAAGGCAGGCAAACAATTCTTTGATACCGATAAAGACTTTCGACCTGCCGAGTTCATGCACTTTTGTTCCCAAATGCTTGTAAAGGAACCCAAGGAAAAAGGCAAAGCACCTTGCATGATAATCTTTTGTGAGTTTGAAGATCAATTCCGGTACATTGAACTAGGTAAAAGGTATGGTCTGAATAAATACATTAATCTTGTATTCAGAAAAGATTTTTCCGCACAAGTATTGAAAGCCAATATGAAGATAGTCGGTAACTGTGAATATGGATTATTGCTTTATCGTGATAAGCTTCCAAAGTTTAACAACGATGGGCGGATGATATTCAATTGCTTCGATTGGGTACGGGATAATGAAACGACTAAAGTTCATAATACCCAAAAGCCGGTTCCACTTCTTCGCAGGCTAATAGAAATCTTTACCGATAAAGGCGATGTTGTAATTGATCCATGTGCCGGCAGTGGTTCCACCTTATTAGCTGCCGCCCAGTTAGGACGCAGAGCATACGGATTTGAGATTAAAAAAAAGTTCTTTGCTGATGCGAATAAATTTGTATTGTCGCAAGTGCAACAAGTACTATTTTAATAATTCAAACCTTGCAAGTTCTTGAAGAATTATCAAGGACTTGCGTAAAACAAATACAGTAATGAATATAAAGAGATTGATAAACGAAGTCGGAAGCTCGTACATCTCATATAGGCAATATTGCGATAAAGTAGCGATAGAAGCTCAAAAGTATATAGATTGGGACAACGATATAGGTTGTGAATACTTCCCTTCTGATGGCGTTTGTCTTACAACGACAGATGCATATGTTTGTCCGGCTACTGCTTTCTTTGGAGTAATCAAAGAGAAGGGAAAGATTTCTCAATCGGAGTTTAAAAGTATTTGTGTATAACTAATAACGAAAATAGAAAGGAACATTATGGAAAATGAAGAATATCTCTGTATTAATTGTGCTAAAAAGATAGAATGTTATGGACCTGACATCAAATTAGAAGAACCTGATTTATGTATTCCTATAAGCTGTATAGATTATCAAGATATAGAAGAAAAATTTAATTCATAACTAAATAAGAAAGGAGCTAATATGCGTGAAGATATAATGTACATGATAACCTACCCAGATGGTACACTTGTGATGAATACTCAAAAATATTACCGAAGAGATTGCGTTAGGTACTGGCTGGACGGAATTAATTTGACATGGAAACAGGTGTATAAGAAAGGCTTTCGCTGTAAAAAAGTGAAAGTGACATTTGAAATAATTGATTAATAACAAATCAGAAATGAATAAGAATATAGTCGTAAAGAAGGAAAAGCCTTTTTGTCAATTAAAGAAGCTTCCTGGGGTAAAGAAGTACAAGGTTGATGCATATTGGATTAACGATACTAGTGATATAGAACCGACACTAGAATTGGGGTATGCGTGTACTTCTTCCGGAAATAACGGAGCCATAAACGTTTGGAAGGATGATACAGGAATGATTCGTGGTGAATTAATGCGACACTTAATAGTTGTTGAAAAAAGAACGTTTGTCAGCTATGCAGAAGTGGAAAAATGCGTTAGTGATTGGCTTGAAAGAATTAACTAATAACTGAAAAAATGAAAACTTATGTAATCACACTCTCACAGTTTTTCCCGGTAGGACATAGTCAATCAGGGAATGAGACGAATTTCAAATATGAGTTTCTTTTGGGGCAATGCTGCCCTGATTGTGAAGTGGAACAGGATTTATCGGGGGAAGAAATTTCCCGATGCAACAGTTGTATAAGAGCCTGTTTACGTCCGAAACTTCACACCATACGAGCCAATTACCCAATGTGGGAGAAGCGTATTAAAGAGGTTCAAGCCGGGCTAGCTGTTCTTTCCGTCCGGCAGTGGATTGGAAAGCCTTACCGCAGCCCACAGATTGAAGTTGTAAAGCTGACATCGGAGAATGGCATAGGGATACAGAAATTAGCGTTTTGCGGAGCGTTGTCACATTTCAAAATTGAAAATGGTATAAACATACCACTAACAGAGGAACTTGCCAATAATGACGGACTATCGCCTGAAAATTGGATTGAATGGTTTAATGGCTATGATCTGAATCAACCTATGGCAATTATTCATTTTACAAAATTCAGATATTGATAACAAAGGAAAAGATATGAATAAGATAGCATTGGAGATTACTTCCGAAGGATGGGAGATTACTGTAATTATTGACGGTAAAGAGTATAAAGAGAAGTATGTTGCAACTGCAACTGGAGCAAAAAGTATTGAAGGCGATTTTGAAAGCGAAGATGATATACCGGAAGAAGTATATGATGCTTTAAATTCCACTTTCCCGTTTGAGTGTATGCAGGCATTATATTCTATTGAGGATTAACTATTACCAAAAAATAATGTATAATTGAATGAAACGTCCACAGAGTAATGGGTTATTTGAAATTACAGGAAGTCAAGAGAAAGAACGAGGTTTCTGCTGCATGAAGCTGATAACTTTTCTTTCCGCTAATAATGTAACAGACTGGGATGAATGGCATGGAGCGCATCTTTCTGCAATGTCAGGGAGATGCCCCTACGCTTCGCAGTGCCCGATTCATGAGAGAACGATAGCAGTAGTAGGTAGAAGACCAATACAATTTAGCTTATTTTGAATAATGTCTAAAGAAAAGTGTATTTTGTGTGGAAAAGAAACGGTATCGGTTATTAAGATCGGTACCGGCTTCATGTGTTATAATTGCTATGCAGATCAGCGTAATCCTCCGCGTTCTAAAGAAGTACATAATAACGAGGAAGCTCGCATACAAACAGAGTTCTTCAAACTTATTCCTCTATACTTTCCAAATATACCTGATAAACTCATATTCGCGGTCCCAAACGGTGGAAGCCGTCATATACGAGAAGCTGCTAATCTCAAACGGCAAGGAGTAAAGCCTGGAATTTCTGATGTGATCGTATTAATTCCCAAAAAGGGTTTTGCTTCTCTCTGCATAGAGTTTAAAACGAGGGTAGGGAAACAGTCAGAAGAACAGAAAGAGTTTCAAAAACAAGCGGAATCATGCCGTAATAAGTATGTGGTAGTCCGAAGTGCATCACAGGCAATCGAAGAATTACGAAAATATTTTTCTTAATAGAATTGAAATTTGTAATACTGAAATTCCACAGATTGAAATAGCTTTTATGTGATAGGGGAGAGGGCATCTATTTTTTTCTATCTTTGCTCTAAAATTCCAAGTATGTCATTTGAAGAAGCGGTATCATTAGTTGATAGGATAAAAGAGCACGTTATCGGTGTACCTGTAAAAGGCCGCTTGATTGAATCTTTGTTCATTGGACCCACAAACTGGAATGAAATGCATGTTTTTATGAATATCTGTCTTCAAAAAGGGGAAGATGAAGCTATTGACGAGTTTATAGGAAAAAGTTTCTCTGTGTATGGTAGGTCTGTAACCTATATTAATCCGGATCTTCCTCGGTGGGATGTTACGATACTCGATGATTGGGAGAAGATGATATATAATTAAAGCAATATCATTTTACTACTAATATCAATTAGTTTTATCTTTAAGACTGGTTAATGTTCATTTTTTTATTACTTTTGCAAAAAAACAAACAAATGCACACACCTAACTCTATTTCCTGCATACTCAAAAGTAATCTAAGAATACCTGATACTATTAACAATCAAATAGAATTAAAAGGACGATACAAAAAGAATGGTACTAAGGATTATAATGGATTTTACTTCGATACCTTAATTGATGAGAATACTGAAGAATCTATAGTAATAAAAGTCAGTAAAGACATTAGAGATCAGCTTGAAAATGACTATATTTATTCGTTCACTGGAGTGCTTGTTATATCGAATAAAAAAGACTGCTTATTCCATTGCTATTTAAGTGTAACAGACACAACTGCTAAGCTGGAAAGAAGAATATCCACAAAAGAGGAACAAATACTTAAATTGTTGGAAAAGAAAAGTGGAAAGAAAACATCCAATATATCAATTGAATTAGAAGATATTTTATTGAAAGATATAAAGCCAAAAATATGTCTGCTATTTCCTCAAAGAACAGAAGTCAGAACAGAATTTTGGGACGCATTAGGTTCAGGAATAAGCATGTATGACTGTCATGAGGTTCAATGTAATTTTGGTAATGTGCAAGAATTTACGCATTCTATAAATAGTCTAGATTCCCAAAAGTATGATGCAATTTTCATTTTAAGAGGAGGCGGTGAAGGACTGGATTTCTTCAGTAATTGTGAAGTCATCAACTCTATATTAGAATGTAATACTCCCATATTTTCAGGAGTGGGGCATGGAGATTCAAACATTCTATTGAGATCATTCGTTAGTGAATACAAAAACAATCCAACTGACACAGGATACCACCTTGCTAAATTAGCCAAAGGTACTAGAAAGCGGATAGAGGGCCAATTAGAGTCCAACAAAAATCATCATAATATGATCAAAAACAAAGATGCCATTATTGAATCGCAAAAAGCACAAATAGATGAACTCAAGAAAAACAAAATGATTTATATTTTAGCAACAGCAGCAACAGTTGCCATTATATTGTATATGCTTATAGGGTAATACTGCGATTTATAGATCATCCTCATCACCGGAATTCAAGTTCAGGTCTAACTAGTCAAAGGGGAATAGACATAGGTAGCTTATATTCGGCTACCTCTCTCTAATACATAATACTATTTTAATAGAGATATTATCTCATTAGGAGTATGAATTACATGGTCAGCATCTGATCTTAACAATGACTCTTCATTAGCACTTCCCCATAAACAAGCTACGCTTTCAATTCCTGCTCCATTTGAAGCTATCACATCACTAACCTCATCTCCAAAAGAAATAACATCTTCCGCACTTAAACCTAATTGAGTCAATGCTAAATTCATTCCTTCCGAGTTTGGCTTTTGTAATTTAACATCATGATAAGCAACAACTGTATCAAAAGGTATATTGAAGTGATTTAACACTTTCCTTACATAAGTAGAAGGAGCTTTACTCACAATTCCAACTTTTAAATCATTATCTCTTATAAATTCAAATACTTTGTCATAAGTTTCATATAATACAAATTTAGGAATCAGTGAATAAACCATATTCCAATTGCGAGCACTTCTATACGACTTAGCAATATTTGAGTCTACTAAAGTTTGATCAAGATCAAAAATAATACCTTTCTTCATAAATATACATATTAGAATAATAGTTGTGATTCATAATCATGTTTATACTGAAGCTGGTTTCCTGACTGTAAGAATTCGTATAATATATTCGCTTCACGTAATTGAAGAGCTCCTTTTCTGATTAAATAACTATTTCCACAAACATTCTCCATTTCATTCACACGTTGATCTTTATAAAAGACCGCTGCTAAAATTTTATTATTATCAATGGTCGTTTGGACAGCGTGCATTGTGCCACCCTTTATCCCTGTTTGAATTACAATTGTAGCAATAGCTAACCCGGCTTGTAACCTATCTCTTTCTACGAAGTTCGTTTTAAAAGCAGGAGAGCCATAAAAATACTCGGATAGTAGTACTCCACCTTTTTCTACTATTTCTATAGCAATGCTTTCATGTGCCTTTGGAGAAATAGTATGAAGACCATGAGCTAATATAGCTGTAGTTGTTCCATTTTTTACAGATAAGGCAGCTTTATGAGCAATAGTATCACATCCTAATGCTAAGCCACTAACAATATTAAATCCTTTCTCTGCAAAATATTCTCCATAATATTGCCCTGCTTCTTCTCCTTCTATGGTAGGGTGTCTTGTCCCAATTATTGCAATTGATTTCTTATTATTAATACTATTAATATCACCTTTATAATTAAGTATTATTGGAGCTACATCTTTAAATCTATTATTAGTATATGATTTCAGCTCTTTAAGTTGTATCGGAAACAAATTATCATATTGAGAAATGATATGTACGCCGTTATTCAAAGATTTATCTAAAACTCTTTGAGCTTCATCAATAGCTTTCTGAAAAAGATCTGGAGTCAACTCTTTATTTAATCTTATATAATGAGTTTTTATGCACTCCCGTACATATAATACAATGTCATTATCAGAAAATAAGTTACGTTCTATCATGGCTTTAGCTACCAACTCCACTGTCTTAGGACCAAAACCTGGTAAATGTTTTAGTTTAATAATTAATTCTGTTTCTTTAGATATACTCATATCAGTTATAAATTTTCGTTAGCATGTTCATCATGACTCGTTCTTGCAATACAAAATAAATAAAAAATTGCTTTAGGCCACACCTTCTTTAATGTTTTTATCATTTCGGCAACAGTGGTACATGTCGTTGTTATATCATCAACGATTAAGATTTTTTTTTCGTTTAAGTTATAAGTACGATCATTTACTTGAAATACATCATTTATTTCAACCTGTCTTTCAGCTAATGACAAAAAGTGCATAGGCGTAGTTTCTTTTTTTTTGTGAAGTAACTGTGGTAGATACTTAGCTCCTGTTGCATTAGCAATTGCTACAGCCAAGCTTCTTATTGGCACATCCTTTTGTGGTATTGTCTCTTTATGCCCCATCATCCTTATAACATAATCAAAATGTAATCCCTCAATATTTAAGGCATTAACACATTCATTTATTATATCTTGATCTACCTTTTGTTTACATGCAGAGACCTTTTTGCTCCAATCTGTCAAATCTTGGTTTTTAGGTATATAATATACAATATGATATGCATCTTCCAATCCTGCATTTGTATATTGAGGATCATATAATAAACTTTTTAATTCCATAATTCAATTAATCACTAATAGTTTTAGCTAAAAAAATTCCAATAACATTTTGAGCTCCTGTTTCGATAAGTCTATCAGCAACCTGCTTAAAAGAAGAACCAGTAGTATAAACATCATCAAACAATAGTACATTTAGCCCCATGTAAGTTTTATTAAAAAAGGTAAAATGAGACAATAAATCTTTCTGTGAACTTCCTTTTGTAGGTTCCCTCTTGGCACCAAAGATCGAACCATACCCATCATTAATCCCCAATATACACGATACATTCTGACAAAACAATTTGAATCTTTTTTCTGTTTTTTCAGGTTCAGAAGAAGGAATTACAGCTATGCATGTATCCTTCAAATCGATGTTCAATTTCTTAAGAGCTGTGGAAATGATTTTACTGACATAGTCTATTGCCTTTGGTTCTCCTTCCTTAAAAGCATAAACTAAACTGCGTACCGATTGAATCTCTTGATCAACATCATATCCAAATCTTGATTTAGGATAATAATCATGAATCGCATAACAATCATAATATGTAAACTTAAATTCCAAAACAGAACTTATTGATTTAAATTGTTGAAAATGGATACGAAAATCTGATATTTTTTTGTTATAAGTTAATTGTTCCATAGAATTTCATTTAATAGGTTGCAACAAATATAGAAAAAAATATGTATTGATTAATATTTAACATTATGTTTATAAACATAAGTTAGCCCCGACTACACTTAGTCGAGGCTCATTCTTTTTGGAGTATATAACGTATTGTCTCCCATTCTCGAAAACTAGCAACTTTTCCGTAGAGAGATGATACAACAGACATCCACGTCTGTATACAAATATACTATTATTTTTTTAATTTGAATACTATTCGCCCTATTATTATCAGAATAAACAAAATTATAATTCCAAATGACCACCCGCCCAACTCCATTTTAATAGATTGCCATTGGTTCAACTGCTTCTCGACCGGATAAGGTACGCGAATAGAATCGTTTTTAAGAATCGTATCGGTTCGATTAGTTGTTAGGTAACGATACAGATACTTATATCTATACTGATAAACTGTATCGCCCTTTATGAGCGTATAAGTACTATCTCGTTGATAGATGCTATCATAACGGATACTATCACGTGTTTTGTATTCAGTGCGGACGGACTCAACCGGGATATATTGAGTCCGACATGACACGAAACATATTGCTAATATTAACAATATGATTAGGTAAATCAACCGTTTCATGGTCGAACTACTGTATTACGCAAGAAATTAGGAAATTCACTTCGAACATCAAAACAAGGACACGCCTTGATATATTCTTTCGGTTCTACCTCACCGCTGCCGTCCAGATCCGGAGAAGTATCACGGTGTCCGAGCACTTCAATTATAGGATACTCTCTACAGAGCTTCTCGACCAATTCATGCAAGGTTGCTTTTTGAGCTGGAGTACGAGTATCAGCAGGCTTTCCAGATGCGTCCAGGCCTCCGATATAACAGATGCCAACACTATGCTTATTATACGAAGATTCCGAGAAACCTTTAGTGTTACAATGTGCACCGTCGATGGAAAGCGGGCGACCATTCTCTATCAATCCGTCCAGGTCGATCACATAATTATAACCTATTTGGTTGAATCCCCTTGCCCGGTGCATCCGATCAATGTCTTTAGCTCTCAAATCCTGCCCAGCTTTTGTAGCCGAACAATGAATGATAATAGCATCAATTTCCTTCATTTTGCACCTCCTTTTTGTAAGTAGTTCGTTAGATATGGTATGTTCTTTATAAACTCAACACTTAGAACATAATGCAGGAAAGCTACTACCTTGTAACCATTACTAGAGTTAGGGAGAATCTCTTTTATGTTTCGAAGAATATTCACCCCATAGAAATAGAAAACGCTGTACGTAATAAATGAGACACATTGTAGAGCACCTTCTGGATTTCCTTTGTGTTCACCAATAAAGTAGATGCAACTAACCAAGGCAAAGAAAATAGTTGCTTCTACAATACATCTCCAAGCTTTTTTGAAAGAAAAGCTTTCATGATTGATAAGTAGCGCAGTAAGCAGCCCACAGATGAAATTAAGAGCAAATACTGCAATAAGGCTTTTGATCTCTCCAGAGATGGGATTAAGATAAGCAGCTATACCGGTAATCAATCCAATAAGTAAGTTTTTGAAATAATCCATAATCATTTATCTAAAATATTAATACTTTATTTAAAGACTTCGCTACAATCATCGATAGCTGTCTGAAACACTTGTTTCACTTCGCCAGAGGTTAGCCCATGATCCTCATGCAGCGAGAAGCCGGTTACTCCATTTCGTGATGCATTGAAGAATCCGACTACCGTTTCATCCTTGACAATCTCGGCAGTAATATCTTTTACCGCTTCGGTACCACGAGTTGACATTCTGTATTTAACCATGATAGCATCCGTAACCTTAGTTGAAGCGGTGCTGTTAGTTGCTGTAATGTTCATTCTTTGTTTCCTCCTTCTATTAAATCATAAATTTGTCCGTATGTACCTGCAGTGAGATATTCTCCACAAATCTCTTTTAAAAGAGCAGCATCTTCTGTCTCAATATCAAGTACTCCACGATTGCTAATAATCTGTTGTAGCATTTTATATGCTCGTAACTTCTTGGAAGTTTCCATATTCTTCTGTGGATTAGAACCAGCTGCAAATAATGCCTCTGCAACCAAATCACGGACAGATTTCTTACTTTCTTTCCCATTCACTAATTCAATAAACTCCCGACCTCTAAAGTCAAGCAAGTTTCTGTTTAAATTTACTTTCATTACAATTTTATGTATTTGTCATTTCTACTACCATACCTTTTATTATACGTATTTTTTGCTTGTAGATCTTTCCTGGAGAGTCCAGATTAGTAATCCATACATCGGACAATACAGATAATGAATTACCATTACCATCCCTTGGGTAAAATCCGTTTGCAGAAACATCACCTAATACTTCTACATTCCCATCAAAATATCCAGCATAAATGTAATTGCTCGGATATGTAGGATTTGATTTAGAAGAACCATAGATGGCCGCACTTCCTCCAGCTGTTGCTCCTACTGCACAAACTCCAAATTTACCATCAGTTGCAGCATTAAAAGTCACATTAATGACACCTTCCTTTGCAGTTCCTGAACCAAGCTTTAAACTTCTTGATGTCCCTCCGAAATAATCAGAACGTGTCCACACAAGACGACCACCCTCGATGGTAAAACCACCTATGAAACCGGAATCTGCATCAATTCTACGGACTTTTATCAATTCAGTATTCAGGTAACCACCTACAACAATGGTAGTGCCTAACTTCGCATATTCAACTGCATCTTCAAATGCCAACTTTCCTAATCCGTCCCTGTCAATCTTGGAGTTAATCACTGTCTGCAGGTCACTATGTAGTGCGGTGATTGTAACAGCACCTTCTAGGTTAATCTTTGAAGAGTGAATAGTCGTTTCACCTGCCGCCTGGTTGATATAAGATATAAGCGTATTGCCATTTTCCAGCTCTTTAGAAGCATAAATTTTATTTCCATCGGCCGTGGTAATCCATCCGGCAGTATCTATCCTCTGCGTTAAGCTATCGACCCGTGTCACTTGTGCGGAGATTTGAGTATTGAGTACTTTCAATTCAGCGAAGCACTGATCTGAATAGTCTTTCAATTTATCCTGAATAGCTTTATTCGCAACTTCAACCGCTGTATTGAAACTAGCCAAGGCAGAATTAAACAGGGCAAACTTATCATCTACATTCCGCTTTTCTTCAACGGTTGTCTGTCCGTCGGTAATGGCTGTATTGATTGCAGTAATAAGATTGTCAATAGCACCAAATAGAGATATTTTTGCATTCAGCAAACCTGTTTTCGCTTCACCTTCCAGATATGAATTTGCGTACAGTTTGTTATAGGTAGCTTCGACGGCTGCCCTTGTATTTTTGACTGTATTTAGATACTTCTCAATGGCTTTCGCTTCGGCTTCCGTTATAATACCGTCGGCAAATGCTCCGTCCACATAGTCGTGTAAACCACTAACTGCGCTGTTTGCCTGTTCCGCTGCTTTGCCGGCATCTTCAGCGTCTTGTAAGGCTTGCAACGCTTCTTTCATTGCATTATCCGAGAACTCTTTTAGCTTATCCTGAATAGCTCTATTTGCAGCTTCTACAGCTGTATTAAAATCAGCATAGGCACTATTGAAATAGGCGAAATGTGCATCAACGTTTTGTTTCTCTTCCGGTGTTGTAAGTCCGTCTGCAATAGCTGCATTAATTGCATTTATCAGGTCTGAAATACACCCCATAAGGGTAACTTTAGCATTTAATAAACCCGTTTTGGCAGACCCGGATAAATACACATTAGTGTATAGCTTGTTATAGGTAGCTTCAATCGCCGCCTTTGCATTATTAATCGTATTGATATACTTTTCAATAGCTTTCGCTTCGGCCTCCGTAATAATACCATCGGCAAATACTCCATCTACATAACCATGAAGCCCTTCTACTGCATTATTGGCCTGTTCTGCTGCTTTACCAGCATCTTCAATTTCTTTGTGAGCTGCTTCCCATTCAGACAGATTTTCCAATCCGGACGATCCGGTTTTAATTTGAATATTTCCGCCTATTTCACCTTTTACCAAATTGAAATACGTCTCCCCATCCGGGGAAATTATCTGTTCAGTAGTTATCCGTCCCGGCAGAATCTCCGTAAATCCGTACAGCTCAACAAAACTGCGATTACCTTCATACTCGCTGTTGAGGACACCGACTAGGAAGTGATAATATCCTGCTATGCCCTCCATCTTAATAGCCGTTTCGCTTAGAAGAAACGTA